GTGACTGGGTGTGGCTCGATGAGGAGCCGCCGAAGGAAGTTTACGACGAGTGCCTGATGCGCACGATGGCCACCACGCCGGGTGCGCGCTCCGGATCGATGGTGATCACGTTCACGCCGATCGAGGGCGACACCGAAATCGTGCGGACGTTTCTCGAGAACGACGGCGCGGATCCGGATAAGTATTTCGTTCAGATCACCTGGGCCGACGCGCCGCATATCAGCGCGGCCGAGATCGAAAAGATGAGCAGGAAGTACCTGCCGTCGCAATTGAGGGCACGAAGTTTGGGCGAACCGGCTTTAGGCGAAGGCGCAATCTATCCGATCGACATCGAAGAGCTGCTGGTCAACGATCAGCTTATCCCGAAGCACTGGAAGCGGTGCTGGGGTCTCGACGTCGGCAAAACCGCCGTGGTGTGGGGCGCAGTCAATCCAGATTCGGACGTGCTCTATCTCTACCGGGAATATTACTCGGAAGAGTACAACGTGCTGCTGCACGCAACGCAGATCAAAGGCATTTCAGGAGCGGACGCGTGGATCCCCGGTGTGGCGGATCCGGCTGCAGGCGGTTCCTCGCAAATCGACGGTCAGAAGATCATCGACATTTATCGGGGGCATGGCGTCGACGTGATCGAAGCGGGGCATCGGTTAGTTGAATCGGGCATCTCGCTTGTTTGGGAGCGCATGGTAACGGGGCGCTTGAAAGTGTTCCGCTCGCTGACGCACTGGCAGGGCGAGTTTTCGCGCTACCACCGGCGTAAGAAAGAAACCGAGCTGGGCTTGCAATCGAAGATCGTGAAGAAATTCGATCACGCGATGGATGCGACGCGGTACCTCGTAACCGATGGCCTGGACCGCGCGATCGCGTTCCCAGTTCCCTTCGTGAGACGGCCGAGTCCGTCGACGGGAGCGTGGAATTAGAAGGCCGCAATCCGCTCCGTCAGGATTTCCAGATAAGCCTTCATGAAGGCGTACTGCTTCAGGAGGCGAGTCCGCTCCTCTGGCACCAGCGAATTGAAGATGTTCCCGAACAGGAATGTGCCCAGTTTCTCGGTTTTGTCGGCGAGCTCGGCGCGCTCCGTCACCACCCGCTCTTGATGGGGCTGCATAGGAAAGAGTTTACATGACCGCACTCATTTTAGGCGTCCTCAATTCGCAGGCGCTGCTATTCACCGAGTTGATTAAGACGCAGACGCCGCCGGTGCAGTTGGAGCTGTGGCAGCGCTATCTGGATCTGACTACTCCTCTGCATGCGTGGCTCTGCAAGATTGAGGGCATCACTCCTCAGGGAATTGTGCTGGCTGCTCCGGTGCAGGCTACAGGGACCAGTTCCATTTCGCCGGGAAACTCTGCGATCGCGAAGTAGTTTTTATTTTGTCCTCACCGCTCCTGAGTGAGCCGTGAAGGGTGCGGGTTCGACAGGGGAGGGTTTCATGGTTGCTCAGTTTAAAAAGAAGCCGGTTGTTATCGAGGCGATTCAGTTCACCGGCTCCAATCAGTTTGACGTGCTGGCGTTCTGCCGCCCCAACCTATCGCCCGATGCGTTGAATGGTGCGCAGGTTATGAAGCTCCCGGTGATCATCACCACGATCGAAGGGGACATGAAAGCCTCCCCGGGGGACTGGATTATCAAAGGCGTGAAGGGCGAATTCTACCCCTGCAAACCGGACATTTTCGCCGCGACCTACGACGCAGTCTAAATGCTGACTGTCGAGCGCACCCCGCCCCCACCGCGCCGCAACTCTGACCGAGGCCAACCCAGAAAAGGACTCATCACGAAACCAGTTCTCGACATGAAAGCGATGACACTCACAGACGCGAAAGGCGCTCTGGAGCTGGTGTGTTCAAAATGCACACGCCATGAATACTTCCCGGCACCCGACCGACGCGAAGCCTACATGCGCGCAGCGTTGAAGGGCTGGCTGCAGAGACTGGACACGGTCGAGAAAAAGCTCATCGCCACCATCTGCCCGAGGTGCGCGCGTTGAATAACGAGACCCTCCTCAAGGAGATCCGCGATCGCTTCGACGATTATTTGAGCGAGTGGAAAGACATCCGCGACGAAGCCAACGAGGACATGCGCATCCTTGCGGACGGCCCCTGGACCGAGAAAGAGCGCCGCGATCGCGAAGCCGCCGACCGTCCCTGCATCAGCTACGACGAGCTGGGCCAATACACCTCGCAAACCGTGGGCGACATGCGCCAGAACAAGCGCGCGATCAAAGTCACCCCGCGCGGCAACGGCGCCACCGATCAGACCGCCGAAAAACGCGCCGGCATGATCCGCGATATCGAGTACGAATCGCACGCGCAGACCGCCTATCAGATTGCTTTCGACTCGATGATCAAGTGCTCGATGGGCGCGTGGATCCTCGGAACGCAATATTGCACCGAAGAGGGCGCCGAGCAGGAACTCACCGTAAGCCCGATCGCGAACATCGATTCGCTGCTGCTCGATCCCTACGCGAAAAAACCCGATTGGTCGGACATGGACGACGCCTACCTGCTCGATTCCTACTCGGAAAAAGCGTTCCTGAAACGCTGGCCGGATGCGGAAATTCGCAGCTTCGAAGGCGAGATGATGGAGCTCGCGCCGGCATGGATCAGCGCCATGCGGCTGCAGGTCGCCGCTTATTGGAAGCTCGATAAAGTATTCCGCCGGCGGCTGTGGCTGGGCGATCCGGATAACCCGACAGCAGTCTATAAAGACGAGCTCCCCAAGGGCTACAGCCTCCAGGACAGCGCCGTCGTTTTCAAAGACGACAAGGGCGAGAAGCAATCGATCGCGATCGTCAGCCAGCGCAAGACCGAGAAATCGACGGTCTGCCAGTACATCACCAACGGCGTCGAGATCCTCGAAACCAATCCGCAAAAGTGGAAAGAGATCCCGATCATTCCGATTTTCGGCCCCGAGGAATACGTCGACGACGGCGCCGGCAGACGGAAGCGGCTGCTCTCGATGGTGCGCAAAGCGCGCGGCGCGTTCAAATCCTACTGCTACGTGCGGACCAACGAGGTGGAGATCATCGGCCTGGTTCCGAAGGTCCTCTACATGGGCTACGAGGGCCAGTTCAACACCAAGACCGAATGGGACAAAGTTAATAAAGTCGCGATTCCGTTCGGCGAAGTGAAGGCCCAGACGACGGCAACGGGGCAGGCAATCCTGCCGCTCCCAGAACGCCAGCTCTACGACCCTCCGGTGCAGGCCCTGGAAATGGCAGCCTCTTCCTTCCGCATGGCGATCCAGAGCGCGATGGGCATCGGCAATGGCATGGTGTCGGGCAAGGGCAACCAGTCTCTCGATGCCAAATCCGGCAAAGCGATCGACGCGATGGACCGCCAGGAAGCGCAGGGCACGTATGCGTATTTCTCGAACTTCGAAAAGGGTCTGGAGCGCACCGGCCGCATGCTCGAAGATGCGCTCGACTGGTGCTACGACACCCCGCGCGACGTCGGCAGCCGCGCCCCCGATGATACGTACTCAAGCCTGAAGATTAATCAGCCGGTGAAAGATGCGCAGGGGAACGTCTCCCAGTTCAACACCGACGACGGCGACCACGGAACGACGATCAGCGTAGGACCGAGCGAGCAGTCGACGCGCGACGCGGCCGACGATTTCGTGAACACCATCATGGAAATGCCGAATGCGCCGCCCAAAGCGATCGCACTCGGGATCCGGCTCAAGAACCTGGGGCCGATCGGCGACGAGCTCGCCAAGGTATTCGATCCGCAGGATGCCGGTCCGGATCCGCAGCAGCAGATCGGGCAACTGACCCAGGAGCTCCAGAAGGCCCACGCCTTCGGCCAGGCGGAGTTTCAGAAGAATCAGACCAAGCAGCCCGAAATCGACGCGAAAATCGCGATCGCGAAGATGCAAGAGGAGACGAAGAGAGTCCTCGGCCTCGCGACGATCAACGCGCAGCAGGCGCAAAAGAAGCTCGATGCCGAGCTGGGAATTGTGGATACCAAGGTCGACCAGGCGCACGACATCGGCATGGAAAACCTGAAGCACGGCAACAAGAAAGAATTGGCGGCAGGCCAGCAGGCGCACGAGCAGGCGGCGCAGGCCTCCGACCAGACGGCCGATGCGGCATCGCAGGATAGCGCACAGGATCACGCCACAGAGACACAGGCGAGCGATCAGGAAGCCTCGGCCGACTCTCAGCAGAGCGCGCAGGATGCTTCGGCCGAACAGGCCGCGCTGAAGCCGGCCGCATAAATTCTGCGAGGCCCCTTTTGGGCGGCACGTAGAGCCACCCTTACCGCGGCTGGTGAGGCCTCGCATAAAACAGTTTCGCAGTAAATCCCGCGCGCTGCTCGCGACCACAAGCAGCACATGACAGAGCCGGCTCAAGTGCCGGCTCTCCAAAAAGGAACACATGGCAGACGAACAAACCGGAGCTCCGTCCACTCCCGAAGTACTCGACGCCGCGCAGGACGCGGCCCTCGCATCGAACGATTTCGAGCGATACGCCGAAACCGAGAATGCGCGTGACAAGAATCTGGCGTTACCCGAGGCTCCGCCCCCCTCCAAAGTTACCTCCGACAAAACCCCGGCCCCGGAACCCGGAACTGAGAAAGAAATACAGGAGACCAGAAAGCCCAAGACAGGGGAAGACCGGAAGTTAGAGTTAGCCGCCGAGATCAAAGAGCTGCTCAAGCAGCGCGCGGAGCTTAAAGGCGTGAAAGTAGCGGACCCGCCAGCCGCTGAGCCCGTGAAGGTAGCGCCAGTCGTGCCGGTGAAGGCTGCAGAAGCCGCGCCAGGCGCGCCGGCGAAGCCGAGCATTGCCGACTTTCAAACTGTCGGCGAATTCGAGGACGCCAAAGACAAGTACGTCGATGACTTGGTAGCGTTCCGGCTTGTCGAAAGCGAGCAGAAGCGGGAAGCCGCCGCCGCCGAGAAGATCTCGACGGAGAGAAGCAATACCCGGATCGCCGCCGCCAAAGAGGAATTTGCGGATTTTGCTGAAGTCGCGTTCAGCCCCACCACGCCCATCTCGGGTGTGATGCTTGGATTCCTCAAGGAGTCGGAACAGGAATTCCGGCTGCTCTATAAGCTCGGCGAAGACGACGGCGCGGAAGCCAAGCGCATCCATGCGCTCCCTGCCTACGCGCAGGTCCGCGAGCTCATCAAGATCGAAGACGCGCTCCCCTCGCGCAGCAAAAAAGAAGCAATCGCCCCTCCTGTAAAGAAACACACGGCAGCCCCAGCGCCCGCGACCAGCCTCGGTAGCAACACCGTCGACGCGGACGATTCGGGAGCTTCCATGGCCTCTGGCGACTTCGCAGCTTATGCCGCGAAGGAAAACGCCAAAGAGAAAAAAGCCGCCGGCAGATAACCGCGCGGCAAAGGACGCAGCATGAGCAACAATTTCGTCTTCGCCGACTGGGTCGCGATGGAGACGCTCCGGGGCCTCACCAACAAATCGGAGATCGCCCCCTTTTTCAACACCAGCTACAACAAAGAGTTCAAAAAGAACTTCGCGATCGGCGAGACGGTGCGTGTCAAACTGCCGCAACGCTTTTTGATCACGGACGGACTCGCCTACCAGGAACAGCCCGTCGATCGCCGGTATGTCACGGTCTCGATGGATCAGCCCTTCGGAGTTCACTTCGGATGGGATGACGTCGAAGCCATGTTGAAGGTGGAACGCCCCAACGCGGAAATCAAAAAGGAATATATCGATAAGGCTGTTGAGCAGATCAAAGCCGAGCTCGATTCGCGCTGCTCGCTCTGGGCCAAGAACAACACCAACAACCTGACGGGCGTACTCGGCGTGACGCCGACGATCCCGCAGACCTACGGCCATGCGCGCACGGTTCTAATGCAGAACTCGGCGCCCGCCGGCAAGCGCGGACTGATCATGACTCCGACGATGGAAGAGACCCTGTCGGCCGGCACGATTCAGTATTTCAATCCGCAGAGCCAAATCTCGAACCTGTGGAAAGAGGGTTCACTCGGCCGCTTCCAGGGCTTCGATACCTACGTATCGAACCAGCTCTATTCGCACACTGCCGGCACGTGGGCCGGTGCGGTGACGGTCAACCTGGCTGGGCAGAGCGGGAACACTCTCGCGATCAACTGCACGGCAGGCGATACGTTCAACGTCGGCGACATCTTTACCGTCGCGCTGGTCAATAATGCGAACCCGGTCACCCGGCGCAGCGTTGGCTCGCCCAAGTATTACGGCGTAGCGGCGCCGCTCGTCGGAACCGGCGGAGGCAGCGCGCTCGACGTGCTGCAGCTCAACATCATCATCGATGGTCCCGGCTCGCAGTATCAGAACGTGGATGCACTGCCGGCGAATCTCGCCGCGCTTACGCTGTTCACGGGCACGGCTTCGCCCAACGGCAAGATTGGCTTTCAGGGCCTGGCGATCACCGAGGATGCCTTCGCGCTCGTCGGCTTACCGCTCGAAGCACCGAAGTCGCAGGAAATGGCGTCTTCTATCCGCGATCCAGCAACGGGTTTGTCGATCCGCTTCGTCAAGTCGTGGGACCAGCAGACCAGCTCCATGCGTCATCGCCTGGAAACGGTTGTCGGCTGCGGCAACTTGTATAACGACCAGTGCTCGGTGCGGGTGCAGTCACTCGCCTAAGAAGGGGCCAGCGGCCGGGGGCCAGTCCGGTACGGACGCAAACTACGCGGGGCCAGCCGCTTCTCTCTCTACTCAAGGAAAAACACAATGAAAAATCTCAAGACGCTCGCTCTCTCTTTCGCTCTCGCGTTCACGGCCCTCGTGGTCAGCGCGCAGACCAACACCTTCACGCAGACCTCGACGACCGCGGCCATGACCGCGACGCAGAACTTCGTGACGCTCACCGCGGCTACCAATGTTGCCGCCAACCGGGGCATTATGATCGACGCCGAACTGATGGTCGTCGGCAAATATTATGTCAGCGGTTTGATTGTTCCGGTCGTTCGGAACACCGAGAAAAAGTCGGTGCATGCCACCTCCACGATGGCGCTCATCGGCAAGATGAGCTGGTTCTCAACTTACGATCCGTTCGGCGGCTGCACGGCCGCTTCGACCAACGTAACTCCCTGGGTCACCGTGCCCAGCCAGTTCCTGGGCGGCGATGCACGTCAATGGCTTTGCTCCACAATTCTGAATCGCTGGGTCGCAGGCTGGAATAACGACGTCGCTGTTCCGCAGGTGACGGCCGCGGTCGCTTCGGCTGCCGGGCTGGTCACTCCCTCGGGACCCTTGTTCCACATCACGGGCGCGCTGGCCATCACGGGATTCAATATTCCGCTGGGCTTCGCGTACGGCTCCTTCACCGTGATTCCGGATGGTGCGTTCACGACCACCACCGCGAACAACATCGCCAATGCGTCGACGGGAGTCGTGGGCAAGCCGCTCACGTTCACCTATGACGCCAACACAGCTAAGTTTTATCCGTCGTATTAATCCAAGTCCGTTTCATAAATTGGCCTCGACATAAGTTGAGGCTTCGTGGGGGCTGAGTGCGCTCGACAGTCTGAATTGTCGAACTCATTCAGCCCCACGTCCCACCAGCTCCCGAGTAGGCCGAACAGAAAACACCTTCCCTCCCATGCCAAACCTCTCCCCGATCTTC